ACACAAAATGCGCAAGCCGATCAATTACAGAATTTATTAAAGAAGATACCCATTCCTAATGGGCCATTCTTGATAGGATAATCATTATGGCAAGACTGTTTTTTACAGAAAAAGAAGCTGATTTATTTTCAGATTTAACCAAAGAGATTATTAAAGATGTGATTGGTCAAAAAATCTTTTATTATCATGTCAGAGAAGATTTATCTAATCCACATGCTTTGTATGAAGAAAGCATTGAAAAAGCTTTTGATCCACCGATTGAAATTGATTGTTTAGTAGAATGGCAACCTGCTGAAGTTAAATTAACTAATTTTGGTTATGAACAAACTAAAAGCGTGACTGTATTTCTACATCCACGTGATTTAAGAGACAAAGATTTAGAAGTGCATGAAGGTGATTTTTTTCAATTTGGGGATTATTTCTTCGAAGCTACTACCATCATTGTGGAAAAGATTATGTTTGGTCAGACTGAAAGAATTGCAGGTTATAAAATGCAAGGTAAACAAGCTCGTATTAATCTCATTCATAAGAAGTTCTTTGGGCCTACTAGTGAAATGTACACTGATACAAATGCAGTTCAAAAAGATTTTGAACAACAACGCGGGGCTGCTACAACTTCAACCGGTTTACCAACTGGTGATATGAGGCAATTACAAAAAGATGGTATTTTAGAAGCGCCAATTACAGGTGTGAAGCAAGTTAAACCGCAAGCTAGTAAAATTAATCCAAACACTGTTAAATCATCATTTTACGGAGAAGGAGATTAACCATGACAACTAGATTTACAAGAGATAATGTTGATTTTAATGCTGTAGCTACAGGATACGAAGGTGTTAATTATACAGGTTTGCAAGTACCTTCATGTGGAATTGAAGATATGGACAAATCTGTCTTTAATTTATTTAATGATCAGATACCTTTGTTTTATGAGTTAGATGGAGAGAGAAAAAGAATACCTGTGATTTTTGCTACTGGGGAACGTTTTGCGATTTTACGTAAGAAGAGACCGTTAAGAGATAAATCAGGCGCTTTGATTTTACCTTTAATTGCAATTTCTAGAACTTCATTGGAACAGAGTCCTCCTAAAGGTGTAGCTGATAATGCTATGGTCCCACATGTGATTAAGCGAAGAATAGCAGCTGAGGATTTGTATGAGCAACAACTTAAAAATAAGGAAAATTTAGAAAATGTTAAGAATACATTAGGACAAGAAGAAGGATTAGTTGAAGTTGATAAAAATAAAAAAAGTTTAAGTTTGATACCACAATTGAATTCTAATAATATCTATGAAGTGATTGAGATGCCTCCAATCAATTATGTAGGCGCTAATTATGAAATAGCAATTTGGACTAACTTTCAACAGGAAGCGAATCGTATTTTTGAGACAATTATTAAATCCTATACCATTAATGTCAGTCAACAGTTTCGTTTAGAGTCTGATAAACCTTATTGGTTTTCTGGTTTTGTGAGTAATCAGATTAATACTGAAACATCTTTTAGTGAAATGACAGAAAATGAACGTTATGTTAAAATGACTTTAACTATGTCTGTCAATGGTTATGTGATATTACCAAATATGATGGGTGGCAAGACAGCTTTACGTTCCTTTATTTCAGCGCCTCAAATATCTTTTGACGTGTTTGAAGATAGTAATGCAGTGTTGCCTTTACATGGATTTGGAGGCCCAATCAGTAATCAATTAGATAGTCATATTTTTGATGATTTGCAAGCTGAGGATGATCCATTTCCATCAGATAACGTGGGTATTAATGCAGGTAGTAATGCTATTAATTTGTTATTGAATCGTCCTGGGTATATTGCGCAGAATGATACTCGAGACCCTAATAATACGAGTGCTTTGCAGATGGGGATTACGAATGTGAGTCGGGTGAAGGGGGAAATTTCTTATCGAGGGGCGGCGGCGCAAAATATCTTATTAAATATTAAGTGATGGACAAATAATCGGTAAATAGTTAATCTTTCTGATAAAACCGGACTTCCTCTGAATAATTATGAATATAAAATAGTTTTCACGTTAAGAAATAGGAGAAAGATAATGAGTGAGCAAGTATTTAAATCACCTGGATTTTTCGAGAGAGAAATCGAGATACAAAGTAAACCACCAAAAAAAGAGCCCAATTCATCTCCCGTCGGTATTATCGGTCCAGCCGAGAAGGGTCCAGCCTTTGTGCCTGTGATCCTGAATTCCTTGGACGATTATAAACAGGTTTTTGGGGATATCCAAAGGGATAAATTAGCAGGACACGCAGTGTCGGAATTTTTTACATCCAAAGATCCTGCCAGAACTGGTGGTTTTGAAGCCTCAGTTCAATTCATCAGAACTTTAGGTTTAGGTTCAGATGCTAAGGAAGCAAATGGTACATCACCCGCAGCAGGTTTTGTCTGTGATGTTGATGGTAACAATGCATTCGGCGGGGTGCAATTATTAGCTGCAACACATACAATTAAATCAAATGAAGAACTCGCATCAGGTATGTTTTCTTTAAATAATAGCATCACTGCTACAGAACCAAATTTAATTAGAGCCATGTTTTTTTTACATAAGGACGTTAAATTAACTGTTAGTGGAGCAGTTGCAAATGGAGAATTTACTATTAATGTTGTCGTTAATAATAACACTTCAATTAAAAACAGAAGTGTGACTGTATCTTTAGACGCTAATCAAAATAATTATATTGCAAAAGTCTTAAATACAGATCCTTTTGCAATTGATGAATATGGTTATTTATTATATTTACATTTTCCAATTGACAAGGATTTATGTGAAATTAAAAACACTAGCACAGTATCTTTATTACGTGGTGCAAATGTTGCAGCCACTAATAAATATGGTAAGTTTAACAGCCGTTTTAATAGTCCTAAAACCAGTAAATTTATTAGTCAACCTTTTGGTAATAAAGAATATGATTTGTTCCATTTTGAAGCGATTGATGATGGCGCTTATGCAGCAGGTAAATATAAAATCAGCATCAGCAATTTAAGAGCTTCTACAGATGTCAATTATAAGTTTGGGACTTTTAACATTGAATTAAGAGACTTAAATGACACTGATGAAAATCCTATTGTCTTGGAATCTTATGCTAATTGTAGTTTAGATCCAACTTCCAGCAATTATGTAGCTAAATTAATTGGTGATCAAAAGACATTCTATAATATCGACGTTGAAAATACTGATGAAAGACGTCTCTACACTGAAGGTGAAAATCCTAATCAATCAGCACGTATTCGTATTATTATGTCTGATGATGTTAGAAATAATGAAATACCAGACGAATCTTTACCTTTTGGATTTAAAGGCTTGCCAGTGTTAAAAACAGGTGATACATTATTAGATGGTAATTTAAATGATGCCATATTACCACCTTTACCTTATCGTTTTAAGATTACTAGCGGCGGTAGAGATTACACAAATGCAAATGAGTATTTAGGTCAAGCAGGTTCACAAGAAGCAGTGAGCACAGGTCAATATTGGGGCGTGATGAATTTTAATATTGACAGTATCGACAAACCTAATACCCGTGGCACTTCTGGTGAAATTATCAATAAAATTGTAGAGAATTATTGTAAATTTATGGGTATTGCAGGTAGTGATGTAGTGTATGCTGAAAATTCAACCGACGCTGATGATTTTAATAATAATAAATTTACTCTGGCCCGAGTTGCATTGTCATTCCAATATGATACAACCCCTGTTGCAGATCTCTCATCTTCGGTTGCAACTACTTTTAAAGAAGCTATCTATGTTAGAAATGGAGACTATAATAATTCTACCTACGTTATTGATACCAGTGCTGCTGAGACTAATGATGCGACAGATAAAACCCAACGTATTACAATGGCAACCATTTTGTCGGAGAATAAAGAAAAGTTTAATAAGTTTTCAGTGGTAGCTAAATTTACAGCCCCTATGTTTGGTGGGTTTGATGGTTTGAATATCTTTGATAAAGATAGTATGAATATGAATGATAGAGCTTCTAGTACTGAAGATTTTTCAGGAGAAGGCGGTGTTGCAGGTAAGGCTTGTGCAGGTGGATATGTCAGTGCCCTAGATGCTACTGATGGTGTGACACCTATGCAAGGTGAAGGTTTTGCTAATAATATCATCGCTTCTTATACAGCTGCCTTAGATCAAATGTTAGAACCTGCAACTGCAACTGCGCATATTCTCGTATTACCTGGCATTCGTGAACCTTTAATTTGCAATTATGCGGCTCGTAAAGTTGAAGAATATGGTAAGGCGATTTATTTGATGGATTTACCTCATTATAGTAAAGATGGAATTCGTTTATACGATGAAAAAGTAGATGCTAATAAGAAACCTGATGTGACTAATACTATTGTGAAATTAAGTTCTCGTAATTTTGATAACAATTATGTGGCTAGTTATTTCCCAGATGTGATGTTGGAAGATGCATCAGATCCAGTGGTAGGGGCTGTGGTGAAACGTACTTTAAAGTGTCCTTCTTCTATTGTGGCTTTAGGCGCTTTAGCTCGTAGTGAAGGTAATTCTAGATCTATTCAACCTTGGTTTGCGCCTGCTGGTTTTGAAAATGGTTTAAATACACGTATTAAGGGTGTGAATGTGAGATTAAGAGCTGATGATAGAGATGATTTATATGAAGCCCGTATTAATCCTATTGCTACTTTCCCATCAAATCAATATGTAATTTTTGGTCAAAAGACTTTACAGGTAGCTAATACAGCTTTAAATCGTGTGAATGTCAGACGTCTGATGATTGAAATTAAACGTGGTGTGGAAAGATATGCCCAAAGATTATTGTTTGAACCTAATTCAGCTGCCGTTCGTAATGATTTTGCAACTAAGGTAAATGCTTTATTATCAGGTATTCAGAGAAATAGTGGGATTGAAAACTTTAGAGTGGTGATTAATGATGACCCAGTTGAAGCTGATCAAAACATTTTAAGTGGTAAAATCATTGTGGTGCCAACTCGTGTGGTGGAATTTATTGCGATGGACTTTATTGTAACTAATAGTGGCGTAACATTTGCTTAATTTTATTGAGATAATTTAAAAAAATCTCCGGTCTTTAAATATTTAAAATATTAAAAGATAAATTAAACAGGAGAATTTTATTATGGCCGGACAAGGTTCAGCT